GAGTATACTCAACATATCCTACATTAACCTTAGGATTTTTTCTATAAGCTAAATATAGAATGAAGATTCATATCGTAGGAGCTGGTCCAACTGGATTATCTCTCGCATGGGAAATCTTACGCACAGGTGATCATGATGTTACCATTTACGATAGAAAGATATCAGCTGGTGGTTCTTGGTGGGAACCTAGTGTAGAATCACGTGATCTTCATGCACACAGAATTGTATTCGATAAGGCATTCATCAACACACAATCATTATTTTCTGAAATGAACATCGACTGGAATGAAATATTTCAACCAATTGAAAAGAAAAAACATTTAAACTTTGCTTTCAAATCTTTGAGTGTAAAAGATTATGGAATTTTGATTTCTCTTTTTTCTCGAGTACTCATACACAGTGAAAAGTATAAAGGTATATCTCTGAAAGAAGCTGTAGGACCTTTAAGTGAAAAGGGTCAAAAGTATATTGAACATTTGCCACTTATCATGGATGGGGTTACATGGGATGTCATGACGGCGTACGAATTTGTAAAAAATCTAGACCATACCGTACTTTCACAAATGTACACACAGAAGGTATCAGGTAAAGTGATGTGTGATGCGATGGAACAGGCTCTTATGGACGCCGGTGCCAATTTTGTATTTGGTATGGAATTAAAAGATGTTGAATACGGTGAAGACGCATTCGTGGCAACATTCACAGACGAAAAAATTATAGATGATGGAATGCTCTTTTTGTGTCTCGATAATAGCCCAGCTTTGAATTTTTTGGGTGATAACTGGGGACCGGATGCACTCGAGAAGGTTCAGGGGAGTACATATGGAGCTATCAACGTATTGATAGATTATGATGAACCGATCGATTTAAAAACCGATCTTCAAATTGCAACAGAAACTCGATGGAATTTACAACCCAAGGTATTATATGGTACCAATACAATTTCATGTGTTATATGTGACCTTAACGAAGAAGTGTTGGGTTCCGACCCAGATGTCATAAAATACGAAGTTCTAAAACAACTTGGCTTACCAGAACCTCTTGAGATACGAATCGGGTGGGGAGCTGATTGGGAAATGGAGGATAAGAAATGGGTATTCACACAGTCTTCGGGTGTTCTCAGTCTTCATGGACAACTTCCATATTTTGGTAAATGTCCCAAAGTTGCGATGTGTGGTATGATGTCTCCCCGTGAAACACCTTATTCTAGTATTGAGGCGGGTGTGGAAGTATCCCGACTTTTGAGTCATAGATGTTTTGGTACACGACGACCACTCAAACCTTTACTTCTCACACAGGTGCTCTTACTTATCTTAGTTATACTTATAGTTTTAGTTTTAGTATACCGTAACAGAAATCGATGAAGTTTGACGCCATAATTCATGAACCTATGTACGATTTCAATGATAAAAAGTATATCCGTTTTATAATTCCCGCTAAAGTTTCAGAAATTATAGAACGGATGCATATAAATAAATGGCGATTACTCATGAATGAAAATATAGATAACCCCATAGACGGGAATATTCTAACAGTAAAAGTACCGTTCCGTTATAGAAGAGTAATGTGTGAAGTCAAGGGACGTCCTATTCAGTCTCTAAAGAGGGGTGACGAAGTCGGAGTTGAAATAGACTTCAAAGGTGTATGGAATGTTGGTAATCACTCTGGATTTTCCTGGATACTCTCGAGTTCCTTTACTTCTTGAGTGGTATCGGGATCATTGGGAAGTTCGATGGTTTTAAGACCACCTTTCTTAAAGTTCATAAACGTATTAAGTACACCTTGGAGACGAAAAACCTCTTGGGTTAACTGTTCTATGTTCATTTGAACTTGTTTAATATTTTCATCAATATCTACGGTAGGCATTTTACTCATTTAAAGTTTATCACCTTTAACTAAGTAATTCATGACGGTTCTCACTAGGACCGGATACCTGATAGATTCGGGTCCAATCCAAGAAATTAAAAAGGAATTAACGGTAAGACCCATCGTGAATGGAGATTTTGGATTTCCTCCACCGCCTTTCAAAGTTTTCAAACCAGCTAAGAATGGAATCTGCGTTCCCAGATTCTATGGAACCTCTAAACTTGGGGAGCCTACACATGACAAACGACCAGAACCAACTAAAATCAATACCCGATTTTCAGGACAACTTCGCGACGCTACACACCAAAACGAAGCATTCGGAGCAGCTATTAAAGCAGGGCATGGCGTCCTTTCTTTACCGTGCGGCTATGGTAAAACGACGGTATCCCTGGCCATAGCATCAAAACTTGGGTATCGCACGATGATTATAGTACATAAACAGTTTCTCGCGGACCAATGGCGAGAACGGATTAAGCAGTTTTGTCCAGGTGCTACAATTGGTGTCGTTCAACAAAATAAAAAAGAAGTTGAATGTGATTTTGTAATCGCTATGCTTCAATCCCTCTCACTGAAAGAGTATTCATTTTCAGATTTTGAAAGTATAGGAACTGTCATAGTAGACGAGGCGCACCACATATGTGCCAAAGTTTTCAGTCAGTCTCTGTTTAAACTGTGTCCTCGTCATATTTACGGTCTTTCGGCGACACCCGAACGAAAAGATGGTCTCACGAAGGTTCTTCACTGGTTCATGGGACCTACATTTTTCGCTGTGGAACGTAAAAATCAGGAACAGGTGGAAGTATTCCCAGTTACATTTGATTCTCCAAATTATAGAAACCCACCTCCATCTATGCGAAATGGGAAGATTTCGATGCCTAACATGATCACAGAACTTGTCGAAGATCGCAATAGAAATAAGATGTTGGTGGAATTGGTAAAAAAAGCTTCGGGTGGTAGTAGACAATTACTCGTTCTCAGTGATAGACGACATCATTGTGAATTTCTCCACCAGTGCTTTCCAAAGACGTCTGGACTCTATATGGGTGGTATGAAAGAAGCCCAGCTTCTAGAATCTTCAAAGAAGAAGATTATTTTTGCAACCTTCAGTCAGGCCCATGAAGGTCTCGACATCCCAACACTCGATACCGTTATTTTAGCGAGTCCTAAGTCAGATATTACACAGAGTATTGGACGAATCATGAGAGAAACGAAAGGAAAGAAGAATGAACCACATATTTATGACGTTCATGATCCGTGGTCAGTCTTTACAGCCATGTATTACAAACGAATGAAAGTGTATCGTCAAGGTGGTTTCAAAATCCATGGCAATCACGTTGAAGAGAGTAAGAACGAATTCCCTCAGGGAAAGTGTCTGTTTTTATAATCTGACCATCTATTAAATGTCGGGTGCATTAATACAACTGGTCTCTAAAGGAGTTCAAGATGTGTATCTTACGAGTGACGAGGGACATTCATTCTTTCGTATGAAATTCACGAGGCACACAAACTTTTCTCAAGCTCCAAAGTTTATTAAAACTGTTCACTCTAATGACACATCCGTCACGATCCCCGTTTTAGGAGATGTCATCAACGGACTTTGGTTTGAATCGAGTGATACGAGTAATGCCAATATAGCATCTAATTTGTTTCACAATTCTACACTTGATTTATATGTAGGTGGCCAAAAGGTGGACTCTCAACACTATGATTACTTCGCTGAGATATGGCCGAATTATTTAGCCGACACATACAACAAATCTCAGGAACTCAATAATAAAGCTTCGACATCAAACCAGACGTTCGTACCGTTACACTTCTTTTTCTGTGATCATAAAGCTTTTTTACCTTTGATAGCATTACAACATCACCAGGTTGAAATAAAAATTAATTTTGATGAAACAGCCGTTGCAAACTGTAATGCAAATGAAAAGAAAGCTGAATTTTACGGTAACTATGTGTACCTGGATAAAGAAGAACGAGAATCCTTAATAAGTCGAACATTAGATTTTGTCGTGACACAAACACAAAAGATAGAGTTACCCCTCGAAAGTGTTACAGATAATACAACACAATCAGGTGGGTACAATGCACTTGATATTTCGTCGTTTAATCATCCAGTTAAGTCTCTATTTTTTGGGTATGGATGTTCTACTTCAAATTTCGCGGGTGACCGTTTCTCATTTACTAATGCAGATTTGTTCATTAACGGTATTTCGTTCCTTGAAAACATGTCCCCGACATATTTCCACACAGTGCAAAATTATTACAAGTCAAATTACGGACAAACTGAATTTGATATAGATAGTCATACAGGTGTATACACACGCTATTTTGTGTATCATTTCTGTCTAAACGCATCTGATTACAACCCAAGTGGTTCATGTAATTTTAGTCGTCTCGATAATGCGAAACTTATCCTCCGTGGAGTTGAAAAGGGTGAATTAAGACCATCAAATCAAGATGTGTACGTGTATGCAGTGAATTACAATGTGCTCAGAATCAAGGACGGTTTAGCTGGAATTTTATTCGGCAACTAATGTATAAATGGGAAAGCTTGTACGTGCTGGTCAAATTTTTGTAACCAGTCTAGATGCAACACCCAGAGAGTCTGATGTTTTAACCGGACTTGCGAGTATTGATGCTGGTGAGATCACAGCAGATGAAATTCAAGTAGCGAATTTGAAGATTACCGGTGAGTTAACGTCTACATCTGACACAACTCAGTTTGCTGGTACTACAAATGTAAATCGTCTCACCGCTACACAGGTTGGTATCGGAACAGATAACCCCATTAATGATCTTCAGATTGGTACTAATAGTTTAATTGTTAATCGAACTGTTCAGAACTTGGTAACTGTGCAGGGTAACGTGGTGAGTACAAACGTATTCGCGACTGATACTTTCAAGACGACAAACGATAAATTCTTGGTTGATGCCACAGCTTCTAATGTATTAACAATTGATGGCAATACAGCGTCTACCAATTCTACGATAACTAAACAATTGACAGTTGGTACAGGTGTTACCGCGGGTACTGATTCCAACGTAGCCGTTTTTGAAAATGGTAATGTCGTTGTTCGTGACGGATTTTTACGGGTATTTGGAAATGTTGATATCAGTGGTAATTTAGCTATTACCGAAATTCCATCGTACACGAGTGTTGACAATCTTGTTGTATCAAACGCTGTCATACAAATGGGTAAGGGTAACAATGGGACATACGATATGGCTGTTCTCATGAGAGATGGTGCCCCGGATACTGGTAATGTATTCTTGGGGTATACACACGCCGACGACCAGTTTAAACTTTCTAGAACGTACGGTACTCCCGAAGATGCAAACTTTACCATGGATTCGGCAAACACCGTCAATCTCCATGTATTTGGTGACGTGTACACACAAAATAATGTAGGTATTGCGAATACATCACCAGCATTTTCCCTTTCCGTGGGTTCTAATGTATATATCAATGATGTGGCATCATCCTCGGCTAATGTTCTACATGCGAATGGATATGGTTTCTTCGAGGGTTTGA